ACCATGCCGGGGTGCGCGTTGCCGTTGGGGTCGCTGGCGGCGAAGGCACCGATGCCGGCCGATGCGGCGTCAGGGCTGTATTGCGCGTTGGCAACGTCCGCCGGCGAGCGGTACGCCGGTTGGTCGACGAAGAAGCGCTCGGCCGCCATCATCTTGGACTTGTTGTTGTACGAAAGGAAAATGAATCCCATCAAAACTGCCAGCAGTAGAAGGGTGACAATCACGTACGTTGGCTTGGACTTCATTCTTTGGGGCCTATGTGGGTGCCGGTCTATATTCTATGTAAGATATTTCCATCAGAGTCGTGCAACGGCCGTAGAGTTTGTGCAACTGCCGCCAAATGGGCGTCCCATGTGGGGCCATCTTGGGTGCGTTCGGCGGCGTCAATTTGCCGATGGAGGTCTTGTTTGAGAGAACGGAGCTCTTCGAGGCGCGCCTCTTGGGCCGCAATCTTGGGCGTGAGGACGGCATCCACTTCCGCGCGCCAATGGTCCTCGAGCTCCCGGCGGTCTGGAATGAGGTCGATGGCGGCCGAGGGCGGCGGGGGCCCGTGTGCTTCGAGGGCGCGAAGCATCAGGCGGAGGCGGAAGCGCTGCTTCTCGAACAGAATGCCGACCACGTCGATGGTGGCGTGCGCAAGGACGGCTTGCTGGCCGCGGTGCGGCGCAAGGGACCATTGCTCGAAGAAGGCATCCAACGTGGTCGGCTTGCCGGCGGTATCCGTGAACATTGCTGGATGAGTTGGCGAAATGTGAAAAGTGGCCTTGGCCGTTGGGCCTTGGCCGACTTCAAGCGAGGGCTCGAAGAACTCGTGGATTTGCTCCTCAGTGAGACCGTTCTTGAACCATGCTTTGTTATTGGTGAGAGTGGCGGCGAGGGACTCCGCGTCGAGGACCTCGAGTTGCTCTCCCGCCCACGTGTTTGCGGGGAAGCGGGCCGTCAGCGCGAATCCACCGGGTGTACGTGCCGAGGGACGGATGGAGATGTGCGAAATGTCGTTGAATAGGAGACGGACGCGGGATGTTCGGGACGTTCCCCGTGGCGTGTCTATCGGTACAAAGACCGCATGGCTGGTACGTTGCGGCTTGCCAAAGGCCGTGGCGTTGTTCATGGGTGCGGCTATTCGACCGTTAGGGATTTCTCGGGCGAAGTACAACGCAGGGAGTTGCACCCAACGCAGGTAGGTGCACAAGGCACCCAACGCAGGTCTAGCCAACGCAGGTGGTACACGCAAGTTTGTGTGGATGAACGGAAATGGCAACGAAAGCGTCAGTCATAAGCGAGAGAAAAACGAAGAGAAAGACGCCGAGGAGGTATCCCTGATGGACATGTTTATGCACATGTTTCGGGAGCACGTGTTGCAGCCGGACGTTCAGCGAGAGCTCTTTCGGCCGCTTCTCAAATGGTTTCTTTGGAACCTCATGCCGTATGTGTTGTTGTTCATCGGTCTGAATTTCTTCACGACGTTGGCCGCCGTGGCACTCGTGTTTTTCAGCGTGCGGAACAAAAAAATGTTGTGAAGATAGAAGAACAAGAAGCTCTATGCCCGCAGCTTGCAAACCCAAGGCTCCTAAGCAAAAGGGCGGCTTCGAGCTCGCCGGCCCGGCCGCGGCTGGTCTGCTCCTGCTCGCACAAGAAGTCGCACGCCGCCGCCTGGCGAAGAAGAAGCCGGCGATGCGCGGTGGTGCTCCTCCTGAAGTTAAGTTTGTGTACGTGCAACTCGAGACGGGTCTGAAAAGATGCGAGCTAAGAGACGGTAAATGGGAATGTGTTCCCGGCTCTAAGGCAATTGCCAATAGTGAAATGTCCGATGGAAATGTCAACCCCTTTGTTGGTGGTGCACGCCGCAAGAGCCGTAAGCCCAAGGCACGCCGCGGTGGTGGTGAGGCAGAGGAGGAGGTTGAGCGCACTTTCTTGGCATACCAGGATGCAGTTGCGAAAAAAGCTGCTGAAGATGCCATGAATAGTACCGAGGCAGCAGAGGCGGATGCTGGTGAGGATGCTGGTGAGGATGCTGGCGAGCCGGTCATGTCGGCACCGGTCATGTCGGCACCGGTCATGTCTGAGCCGGTTGGCCAAGACGGTGGCAAGCGCAAGACCCGCAAGCCGAGCGGGAAGAAAGTGGTGAGGCGCGGTGGCGCTGGTCTCCTTGAGGGTATCCATGACACGTTCACCTCGATGGGCAGTGAGATTACGAAGGGCGTGATTGAGGGTCTGGACCAGATGGGCAAGGACCATGCTAACATGCTGCCGCTTGCCGTTCCCGTGGCAGGCGGCCAAGACGGTGGCGCGAAAAAGAGAAAGGCAAAGAAGGCCCAACGTGGTGGCAGCAGTTGCGACCATTTCGCGACAGAGATGCCTGTGCAGATGCCTGCTGAACAGATGCCCCAACCCGAACTGTTTGCTGGTTCTTGCTCTGCGAGCGGGACGTTCACGGGCGGTGCCGCTGGTTGCAAAAAGAAGCGGACGCAACGCGGTGGCAGCATCGGCGGCATGGTTGCCGGTATGGGCATGGGCCGCTAATTAATTAGGCGCAATCACAACCTCCTTTTTGAGTGCATGTTCCTGAACAACTCTTTACATGCAACGCTGTGACGCCGAGCCATCTCTTGAAGCCGTGGGAGCTCTTTAGGGCCGCTTCCGGGACGGGGCTTGTGTCAAAGAAGTAGGCGATGCCGTCTGCGAAGCCCCTGATTTTATCCCTTGTGCAAAGGCGTTGGTCGAGGAACGCTAGGAATGGCGCCGCTTTTGTGACAAGGGCCGATTGGTCCGCCGCGAGGTTGCACTTTTGGGAATAGACGGACAAAAGGGCGGCCCGTTTGCTTGGCGAGCTAGGTGACTGGAACGTTGCAGCGTTTACTGCATTCACCGCGTTATGAAGACGGTATACCCACCCTGGTAGGCCGCTCGCCGTCCGCGGCAACTTGTTGTTGGTCATGTGTTGCTTGAAATTGTCGCGGCATGTTTCGCAAGGCAGCAAGCAGTCGAAAGAGGTAACCATATTGTTGAATATATGAAGGCTCTTGGGGTCTCCCTTGTGAGCGGCCTTTGCCGCCGCCGTGTGCAGAACCCACCACGCAGATGGTCCCCATACTTTGGGGTCGATGGCAAGTGCACCCATGTGGCCTGATTTGTCTTGTCCCCTTTCACTACTTGAAGTAAAGAGAAGAGAGGTGAAGAGGGGGGTCTCTACTTGGATTGCTCAAAGACCATGTCGAGATGTTGGGTCTGCACGTATTGAAGGGAGCGGGTGTAGAGCTCTTGCTTAGGAGGGGACTGTGCAGATTTACCGGAATGCTTTGCAATAAACCAGCCGCGGTCGGCCGCTGTGTCGTCGGTCTCCACTGGGGCCTTCCGGAGGCGGTACATGTTGCCGTTGGCGCGGTAGGTGAAGAGCGTTCCTTGCATTGTTGCTTCTTATGCTTATTATAGACGAGCACGCGTTTAGGTCCTTTTTTCTTTTTCCGGGCGTGTGGGTATTGGTGTAGTATTGGCGCAGTTGGCATGATGGGCGCGAAGCGTATGATGTGGTATGGAGAAGAGAATGAAGCGCTCATGGATGCCGGGCAACAGGCTCTGTCATGCGAGAATATAGATATGGACGATGCAGTCAAGCAGGTGTTTGGTGGGACGGAGGATGGGACGGGGGGTGGGACGGCCATAAGCGAGGGCACGTTTGTTGACGCGGACCTTGACAAATGGATTGACGGGCGTTTTCATACCGAGTGTGGTGCTACGCTGATGAAGACGCTCCTCATGAACCCTTGCACCGAGAAAGAACGCGTGGTGGCACGACAGGCAATTATTACTCGACCTGAGTTGCATTTGAGTCGGCTCTTGCAACTTCTCGCGGAGGCGAGAAAACTTGAGCGCGACGCTCTTTGGGTGCTCGTTAAGCCCGACATCAAAAAGACATGGCCGCTGCCGTTCCTCTTTCCAACCATGATGGGCGTGCGTCATCTAAACAGTGTGCCGCTCTTCCATGAATTTTATCATTTTAGCAGGCTCGTGGCGAGCCCGGCCCTGACTGTGCTGTATCCGTTGGGTATGGTACTCGGGCCTTGGATTTACTTCCGATTCAAGCTAGGATGGAAGCTATCGTTCAAGGCGTACGTCGTGTTCGCCATGCAGATGCTCCGCACGCTCAAGGGCGGTGTGGCCATCAAGGTGTGGGGTACACTGGCAGTGTATGCAGGATTGTATCTTTACAGCGTTGCGCAAGTCATCGACCTCGCGCGGATGGTGGGCGGTGCTCGACAGACGCTCGTGGCGCGGCAAGCAAAGGTGGAGCGGCTCCTGACCATTGCGGACAGTTTGAAGAGTGTGTGTGGTGGTGCAGACGTTGAATTTGCAGGATTTTATAGCGGAAGTTGCGACGGCCTGTCCGTGAAACCCGGCAAGATGGGATTCTTGGGCGTATGGGAGTGGTGGGGCAACCCTGATACGGCTGCGAGTATTAAGAACGCTCTTAGGATAATTGCGGCGGCAGATGTCGTGGCGGCCGGTGCATTGTGCTTGGGAGGCAGTGGGGGTGGCGGCCGTGTGTGGAGCGCGGTCGAGTTTGGTGGTGAGGTCGGAGGCGAGGTCGGGGGTGACGTTGGGGGCGAGGTCGTGGGTGATGTGGGTGGCGAGGAGATTGGCCACGGAGGAGAATGGCCACGGTTCTATGGCATGCGACATCCTGCACTCGGAGGCAGGTGTGTGGCAAATCCTGCGGCGTTGGACAAGAACGTCATAATTACGGGGCCGAATGCTGCCGGAAAGACAACTTATTGTCGCGGGCTGCTGGCCAACATCTTGCTTGCTCAGACGTTGGGCATCGCGTGCGCCCGCCGCGCGACCATGGGCGGCCGCTTGTTTGGTGGCATCGTGAGCTTTATGCGCATAAGCGACGAGACCGGCATGGCGTCTTTGTTTGAAGCCGAGGTGGCGCGCTGCGTCGAGATGTGGAAGGTGGCTGAGGAGCAGACCAAGATGGGACGTCCCGTGTTCATGGTGCTCGATGAGCCGATGCACGCAACGCCGCCGACGGAAGGGGCCGCCGCGGCCATGGCTTTCATGAAGGGCCTGGCGCGCATGGAAACAGTCCGTATCGTGGCAACCACGCACTACGCCGCCATCACGAGCTTGGCGTTTGAAGAGTCGCGTGACTTTGTGAACGTGTCGATGGAGGCCGTCTTGCGACGTGGCAAGAAGATTGCGTTTCCGTATAAGTTGCGGCAGGGACCGTCCTTCCAAAGCATTGCGTTGGAGCTGATGCAAGAGCAAGGCGCGTTTCCAGGGGCGTTTGTTGAAGATGCGCTCAAAATCAAAGAAAAAATAGGTGGTCGTGAAATAGTATAGTCAAAAAGCGCGCGAATAAAGACGAATAAGATGATTGACAGTGGAATCATGATGAGCGTTCAAATCGCAATCGTCGGCATCGTTGTGGTGGTGGGCCTCTTTGTGTTGTGGCGCCGCATCGCTCGCCTAGAGGAGCGCGTCGAGGCGCTGTCCAACATGCAACGTATCATGGGTGGCGCGGGTTTCATGCAAGCGGATGGCATGGAAGGCATGGAAGGCATGGGCGGTGGTGGTGGCCAGCACGAGAACGGGCAACACAGCCTTATGCCTGACGAGGACATCATGGCGGCTATCTTTGACTTGCCTCTTGGCCGTAGCCGTGCCGGCATCGTTGAGCTTTCCGAGGGCAATGGCACGGGTGGTGGCGGTACAGTGACGGTCGTTGAAGAGGAGGATGGGGCGGTCGAGGAGGCGGATGCGGCTGAGGAGGCGGAGGAGGCGGAGGAGGCCATTCACGATGTGGCGCCCTCTGAGAGCGAGCAAGCGGTCAGCAAGAGCAAGCTGCGCAAGCTAACGGTTGACGAGCTAAAGAGCATGCTAGAGGCGCGCGGCTTGTCCACGGATGGCAGCAAAGTGGTGCTTGTTGAACGCCTACATGGTGAGTAGATGACTATAGTATTAGTAGTATTCGTGGGACTGATTTTTCTTCTTTCTTTCGTATAGAAGTTGCTCTGCAAATGTCGTCTTGCTCGTCCTGCACGCAAAAGGGAGATATCCCATGCCCGTCCCGCATGGCCGATGGCCGCGCGTTCACCGACTACCGCCCGCGTTGCGCCGTGAATGCGGAGCTAGTCCAGGCAATCGGCGGCAAGACCGCGAGCGCCTACGAGAGCCGCATGTTCCTGCAACGCAACGCCAACAAGTGGATGGACTCGGAGCGCGTCAAGTCGGTCGAGCGCCTATCCCCGTGCGCGCCGTGCAAGCGTCCCACCAGCGACCCGGGCACCATGCTGCCGTCGCGCTACGTCGTGCGTTGCGACGCTGTGACGTGCTCGCGCGAGGAGGTTAACCCCGCCGGTCTGGGTGACGGCCGGATGTACAGATAATCCGGCCTTGCTTTGCCTAGGCCGGATGTACAGATAATCTAGAACAATGCTAGTGCATCGAAGCGGGATTGCATTTCGGCGCCGTGCCATTTGGGGTCGAGCCCCTTGTGTTTTATCTCAAGTCTTCGCAGGTCTCTGAAGACGAAAAAGGGCCAAGCAAATGGACTCATCATGCCCGCGAAAAAGCTGATGTGTGCCCTTTCGCCATAAAGCAGCGGTCTGTTTATGTGTTCTTTTTTATCAAAGTCCCAAGCAGAATATTTGCAGTCGGCGCTCAGATACCAGCCGCGTAAGGCGCCAAGAACACTTGTAACGCGAACGTATGACATTTTGTTAGGTTTGGCATATTGGTTTTAAGTGGAGGGCGATTTTTCTCTCAGGAGTTTAGAGTGGACACTGGCGATTACTTGATGCAATTTTCGTCACAGTTGGCGAATGCCGTTGTCAGGATAAGCGATGATGGCATGCATGTCAATATCAAGGGGAATGTTTTGAATGCGAGCAGATATGATAGCATGCAGCTCGTCGCACCCAGCCCTGCTACTCGTGGTGTGTCGTATTCGGGCTCCGCCTTGCCGTACCCATGCCCGCAGATTGCATTCGAGGGAACGCCCAACGTTGCTGACGTCCCGGCGAATGGCATGTTTGACGCCGTGTTCGCGTACCCCAACTCGTACTACTCGCACGATGCTTTCACAAAGGTGGCGTCGTCTATTTTCCTGACGCTGAGCGAGAGGGGTGGTGAGAGGCCCGCCGTCTTTGTGCGGTTCGAGCTGCCCGACCAGAACGTCCTAAGGACGCTCACTCACCGTCCGGAACGCAACGTTCTTGGGCCGTCGTTCCACTCCCTCAAGGAAGATATTCTCGGGATTGCAAGCCAAGAGGAGATATTGCGCCGTATGGGGACAGTTAAAGAAACATATGGATTGGCTTAGGGGGTGCGGCTTAGGCTTAGGGCCCGCCCGAGTGCACCATACCTTATTTCTATTGCTTCGTGTAGTAGGTACACTGCATTTTGCACCATGGAGTTGGTCCTTTTGTCGACGCTTGTAAGCAAGACGTTCCGTCAACGGACGACCGAACTGTTCTTTGGGCACCATGAGGCGTTCGAGAACAAGGAGGAGAAGACGCTCGATGCCGCTCGTAGCGCGGGCAAGGCGGCGGCCATGGCCTTGCGCAAGCACGCCAAGAAGGCGGCGGATTCTGTGACGGAAGAGGAGAAGGAAGAGCACTTTGAGGCGGAGGATTCAGAGGAGGCAGGTGAGGAGGCAGGTGAGGAGGGACCTGAGAAGCTTGAGCTACCTGAGCAATCTGAGAAGCAAGATAAACAAGAGGTTGTAGCGAAGGAGCCGTTTGAGTCCAAAGAAACGCCGAATCCGATGACGCAGGCGCAAAAAATAATGCTGATTGTGTTCTTGGTGATTTCGGTGGGGTTGGGCGCTTATGCGGCATACCTATCGTGGAAGGCAAACACGGTGTTCGAGTTTAGCACGCCCGTCAAAGTATTCTTTTCGTTCTTCGCATTCATCGGAGGCATATCGTACTTGTCGTCATACCTGATTTTCCGGTGGAAGGAGACGGAGTATGTGGTGAAAATGAAGGGCGGGCCCTTGAGCGATAAGCTAGACGCTGGGGCGGGCACCGTTGGTGCGGCCGTCGGTGCAGTTGGCCTTGCAGATGTGGCCGCGAATGCCGCTGATGCCGCTGATGGAGAAGCCGCAGAGATTCCGTCGTTGGACAAATCGTCTGTGGACGCGGAGCCTGACGCGGAGCCTGACGCAGCGCCTGACGCGGAGCTTGACGTAGATTCCGACGGCTTTGTCATATCTCCGACAGAGACATTCGAGACGCCCGAGACTGTCGGCGGCCGCGGGCGTGGCCGGCGGCATCGCATGCACCGTGCCGCCAAGGCCGCCAAATCGCCTAAAAAGATAAACAAGGCACGGAAGAGCTTGTGGGCTCTGTAATCGGTTGGGCTTAAAGATTTGGAAACTTTAGTTTTTATATTGACGATGCTTACACGCCGTTATCTCAACCGTCTTGCAGACCATCATTCAAATGCCGCTAATTCAAAAGCACCGCTTACGGTGCAGAAGGTTGCCAAGGCCGTGGGCGACATGCGTGCGCAGATTCGTAGGACGTATGACAACGATGCCAAGCTGAGGAAGCTGAACGACCGCGTGAAGATGCTCGAGCATCAGAGCACTCAGAGTGAGATTTTGGCGCAGATGTATCGCGAAAAGATTGATTACCTGGTCGATGCGTGGCCCATTCTGCGCGGCATTGTGAAAGATGAGACTGATGTGCCGAGCAAGGACGCTCCTGTGTGGGCATTTCACACTCTTTCGAGTGCTTACTTTGAGCTGACGCTCGAAAACGTCCGCATCCTTGAGCTCAAGGAGGCCATCCAGGACGCGACGAGCGAAGTGCTCCGCCTCGAGATGGATGTGTGCGAGCTGCACACGGACATGGCCTCGATTGCCAAAATATACAACGGGACGAATGCATGGCAGGCTTTTCCATATGAAGCTTGTGCCGAGTGCCTATCGCGGACGTCCTTTTGTAGCACGGGCATCGAGTAGAAAAAATGACATATGCGGCGCGTGTTAGGAACTAGTGAGAGAGAAACATGGAGGTGCCACTGCTGCGGTTCGTGCGCGAATTTGAAAGCCATATCAGTTTTCTGCAAGAGACATACCCCACGCTCGGTGTGTATCTGCAAATGACGTTCCCGAACGAGGATGTCGCGTTGACGTTCGACAACGAGTCGGCGCTGGAGGAGGATGGACGCTCCGTCTTTGATTGGACGCTCTGGAACGCCGAAGAGACCGAGATTCGGGCATACGACGCGGCGGCCGAGTGCGAGACGGACGAGGGATGGTGCAACACAAACGTCGACGACCGTTCTATGTGCAAGGCGTTCGTGCGATTTACGCCCATGATGGGTGGCGGCGTATGTGCCAATCGATGCGAAGTGTGGCAAAAAGAAGGCGAGTTTGGTGAGATTGCTCTCGCGATTGTTGCAGAGGTGTTGGGTGGCAGCGTGATGGTGGAGTAGGTGGAGTAGGTGGAGTAGGTGGAGTAGGTGGGCTATGGGCTATTTCTTTTTGTTTTCTGTAATGCATCCCATTTTGTCGTACGACTCTGGCATGTATGTGTGGAACTCGCCGTCGTCGCCGGCAAATGCCTCGCGTTGTAGGCGCTTGGAGTACTTGAAGACGCTGCGCTTAATCTCTTCCGGCTTCGCCAAGAGTGACACGATGGCCGTGTGGACAGGGGCGTCGCCGAGGCGTTTGTAAAACATGAGACCGGATTGGTCGATAGCCGTGAGCGCCGCTTGGACGTCCTCGCGTGCCCAGAAGTCCGTGCGAGTGATGAAGTAGTTGTTGAAGAAGTAAACCATTCCCCATATGCGCATGTTGGTCTCTATGTTTGGAAGGGGGTCCTCCGTGATGCTCAGCAAGCTCCGGAATGGATGGAACTGGACGGCGCGCATCGGGATTTCCTGTGCGACGAACATTTGCTGGATGGTGGCTTTCTGTGCCGGGTCGGGGAAGTGTTGCTCGAGGAGCTCTTTGAAGCCGTGGTTGCAAATGCCGCAGTCGATGCTCAGTATGTTAGAGGAGTAGACCAGGTTGTTGTCGACCGTCCACTTGAAGAGGTCGTAGGTGATGGGCTCCTCGATGATGCTGTCGTCGTCAAGGCGCATGATGTAATCATATGCACGAGCGTACTTCCAGACATTGATGGACCACCAGCGGCACATCATGCGGTACTTGTCCGTGCGCCAATAGGGCGTGGGCTTGAGGGCGACGCAGCGCGCCATCTTGTCCGCGTCGATGTGTGCCGGAAGGGTGAAGTCAGTGGGGTCGAGCTGTTGAAACGACACGAGGCCGCGGCATGTAGAACGAATGCCCATCATGATTTCCCGCTGGTCTTTGGGGCCAAAGTCGCCTTCGTGGTAGAGAATGACAGGGTATTGGTACATGGCGTTGAAGTGCTTGAAGAGGAAGTACAAGCAGTTCTTGAGATGCGTCTTGCGGACAGGCGTGTTTTGCGTGAGGATGAAGATTGCCGCATTGGGTTTGGGGGCTGCCGCCGCCATTCTCTCTGAAAAATGAATGGGTTGCGGTCTTTAGATGGATTGCGTTTTGCGTGATTGCGTCTTTGCGTGATTGCGTCTTTGCGTCATTGCGTCTTTGCGTCAACCCCAAACATCATTTATCCGCTCCCATATGCTGGCATTCGGGTCGCTGAGGGACGCAGGCGGGTCGTTTGAGGCGCCGCTCTTGGATGCGCTTGATGTGGTGGCCGCGGGTGCCGTGGATGCCGCAGGGGCATTGGGGTCCTGTACTTTCTTGAAGGGCGCCGGCTTTGTCGGGACGACCTGGTTATTCCTCGGATCAGTGAGTTTGGGGAGGGGCGCTTGTGCCGTAAGTTGGGCGAGTTTGCTGGCGAGCGCGAGAGGCGCACACTTTTGGAGGTCATCGTCCGTGAGTTGTGCCGTGGCCTGGGATGCGCCGGTGCCGTCGAGGGAGACTTGCCATTGACGCTTGCGCAGTTGCGGCGACGCCTTGAGCGCCGCCTCGGCGGCCTCTTTGCATTGCTTGAGCTCGTCCTCCGCGTCGTCGAGGGTGCGATTGGCGTTCGCAAGCCGCTTCTGCAGCTCGGTGGTAAGAGCAAGGTACTGCTCCTCCTTCTGTTTGATGAGGACGTCGATGCCGTTGTGTTGTTGTGTGAAGTACTTTCCAAGTTCGTCGATGGCCTTGTCGTCGAGCACGCTCTTGAAGTAGGCAAAGGCCACGAGCTTCATGTTGAAGAGGCCGGTGGGGTTCAATGTGACCTCGCTGTTGCCAAGACGGATATCGTCAGGAGCGTCCTCTTGGGCGAACGTCTTTTGCATCTTTGTTTTTCCAATGTAAAAGTTGATGGCCGGGGCGCTCACCGGCGTGACCTTGGAGCCTTTATCGTAGGACAGTGCATAGAGCGTCGGCTGGCGGTTGCTCATGAGCATGAACTTGTCGACGACCCACTGGTACGCGCGGCCGGCCTCGCCGATGATGACCTCTATCAGGACGTTCCGATTGTCGCGGCGGCGGACGGCAATCTCGATGAGATCGGGATTCTCTGCAGTGACGCGGAACAGGACCTTGCGTTGCTCGCCTTCGGCGAAATCCAAGTTTTCTATGATGCCGTAGAATGTGACGGTGAAGGGCGTGAGCTCAAAGGCGGTCGTGGAGCCGATGCGGTTGCCGAGGGCGCGGGAGGAGGGGCCCACGAGGCGCAGCGATTGCAGAGAGAGACCGATGTCGACCGGCACGCCGTCCTTGTCGCGCGTCTTTATCATGGGCGGAAGGACGCCCTTGGACGTGTCGACGACATTGAGGCGGAAGCTGTTGTCGGCGCTCAGCAGGTCGCGCCACATGCCCATGTTGCCGTCGTAGACTGCCGGATGTGGCGCGACCGTGGCGGGCGGAATGGGGGCGCCCTCTGTGTATGCAACTAGGTCGCTGAAAGACGAAAGGTAGATTGCGAGGGCGGCGTCTTGGAGTTTGGGGAACCCCTTCAGCGTGAGCGTCTCAGTGTAATTATTGGTCATTGCGTTCTGCGCTTGGGCTTGGTCTGCTTTCGGTTCTTCTTTCGGGTCTTCTTTTGGGTCCTCACCTGTGAAGCGTTCTGTAGTGCGGCCGCTGATATTGCTGTACTTTCTTATGATTAGAAAGACGACGAGCGCGCCAATAAAGGCCGCGGTCCAATACAGCACCGTCATGTTTTCGCTTATTGCGCTCTAACATTGATGTAGGAAAAATAAGAGTAAAATTTAAGTAGTTGGGGGCGATGGAGAGGTTGTGGGCAGGCAGTAGCTACTGCTATTGTGCCTTGCGGACCTTGACAACCGTGGCGTTCTTCTTGCGGACGTACGGGTTGTAGTCTTCCTCGTCCTCCTCCTCGTCTTCGGCTGCGTTCATCTTGAGGGCGCGGCGCTCTTCCTCCATGGCCTGCAGCTGCCAGAGCTCGGGCGAACACATCTTGAAAGTGCGGTTCTCTGCCTTGTACCAAAAAACCGTTTCGTTGATGTTGGCGCCTTGTGTGCGGTTGTCGATGACCATGCACTCGTAGTTGGTGGTGAGTTGCTCGAGAACCTGGGAGAAGACCTCGTAGGTGGGGAACATGCCCGCGTACTGCTCGTAAATCTTCTTGCGGTTGATGAAGATGTTCTCGCGCAAGATGAAGACGTTGTCCAAGTTCGTGCGCAGAGATGGCGGGATGCCCATGACTTGCTGACTAGTGACGGCCACGAAGCAGTTCGTGTGACGGCCGTTCAAGAAGAGGTAGCGGACCGCCTTGTCGTTGACCCACTCTTTGTTGGAGTACATGAGGTCGTCAAAGACGATGAAGCCGCGGGGGTCGATGTCGGTGCGGCCGAACTTCTTGATTTCATTGTTGTACTGCTGCGTGATTTTCTTTTGACGCTCCACGAACCGCTCCACAATCTCGGGCGAGAACTCCTCGTAGATGAGAATCCCCGGAATGAAACTCTGGAAGAAGTTGTTGGCCATCTCTGTCGGCGAGATGACGATGCCCATGGGGATGTCACGCAAGAAGTAGAGGGTGTCGCGCAACAAGAAGGACTTGCCGCGGTTGCGGGGGGCGAGGTAAAGGACGGTGCGTCCCTTGGCGCTCCCCGGGGCATACGACATGTTTCGCATGTTGTACTTTTTTAGTTCAAGCTTCATGCGATATTACTAGATTTTGGTAGGTGGTAGGTCCTTACTTTACACTGCTATTGTTATTTTTGATTTATTTTCCAGACTATGTAACGCATTGTGGTGCGGAGAGTAGCCGGTGCATGAAAAACAAGGGTATGGCGCATGGATGGCGTGGGTATGGCTTGGGGATTGCGTGGGGATGGCTCTACTTCTTCGGCATGAAGAACGAGATGCCCGCCAGCCAAATCATGTAGATGGCCGTGACCGAGATAAAGCCAGCCAGAACCCATGCGAAGGTGTTGCAGTTGCCAACGACCGTGCAGTTCAGGTTGTAGATGCTGATGCCCGCAACCACGGCAACGTAGAGGGCGAACAGAATGGCGAACATGGCCCGGGCGCCCGTCGACTTGATGAGAGACATCATGTTGAAGAGCACCAGGATGTATGCCACGACCATGACGGCGTAGGCGAACAAGGCGATTTTGGCCTGGGGCACTAGCGAAATGTTCCAAGAGCCGATGCTGAAGTTGATTCCAGTGCTGAGCATGGACATCGTGGGTCGGTTGTTTGTTACGGAGGACGGAGAGTATCTGAATGTGATGCACAAAAAAATCAGGAGGCGGCTCACATGCTAGTAAATGGGGTAAGGGGCGCAGGGACGGCTTCTAGGTCTTCCGGGACGACGTCTTCGGGAATTACGTTGAGGTATGCATGCTCGCCGAAGAGCTCTTTTGCTTTTTCGTTGTAGGCACGGGCGGCGTCCAACTCATTTTTGAAGGTTCCTAGACCAAAACGTATACCATCTTTGAATAATTGGGCAATGTAGGATACTATGGCTCCCTTTTTACGTTGACAAACAATTTTGCTCACTCCTTTGAAAGGACTACTTGAATCCCCTTGCTTCTTGCGCTTGTTGTAGCTACTTTGCTTTGTATCTACAATCCGCAAGTTCTCCCTACGATTATCGAGGTTGTTGTGATTGATGTGGTCCACAATCATGTCCGGTTCGGGATTCATCAAATAGCGATGTAGCATTTGAATCATACCTTTCTTGCGCACACTTACATAATTAGCCTTGTTTGCAGAGAACGTGTAACGCATAAGATGATGCCAGTCGTCATCACTGACGATGATATTGTTAACAATCTCCTTCTTTATGTTTCGTAGTGGAATTATAGCTTGTCCACGCTCGTTGCGAGTAATTTCAAGAGCCATGTGTTTTTCTTCTTTTTCGTTGTCGTATTTTAGTTTGAAATCTTCATAGGCTTTGGATGCTTCTTCAGGGCTTGAATATATGCCAATGTTGATTCCGCAGTACCTCGCTCCATACGGTTTCTTTGGGCCTCGAAAATCAAACCAAACACCTTTTGGAAGCTCACTCCGCATTCGTGTAAAAACAGGAGTTTTGGGAGCATCTTCTGCTAGTATTTCTTGAATTTCGGCATCTGTGTATTTAAAATTGATTTCTGCACCTACTCCACAATAATGAAGCGCCGCTTTGTCGTAAGCTTTTGCGGCTTCAAGTTCAGTCTTGAAGGGCGCCCTGTAAAAGTGCCCGCAAACCGTAACCCACTCTGTTCTTTTAATATAGGTACGTGAGTGAACGCCTTTGTATTTACTCGTCGTTGTACCATCTTCGTTTTCGACTTTGGGTCGGTTTTGATTGTTTGCACCCCGTGTTACAACGCGAAGGTTTGTTCGGCAATTGTCAAGCTTGTCGTGGTTGATGTGGTCGACCACAAGCCGTGGGTTTTGTACGTCCATTATAAAGCGATGCATTCCAATGCTACCGCTCTTTGTTGGGAGTGTTGTTTTTGCGTAGCCCGCCGAAAGGTACCACTTATATGCGTTTACTTTCTCATAGTCTTCTTGAAGGAGTTTTGTTGTGGCCACAACCGTACCAGTCCTGTCTTTAAGAGGAAAATCCAAAACGATGTTTGCCATCTTTTGCTTACAGACTAGTTGTGGCCAGTAAGTCCTTAAGTGGATGACAAAAATTCCTTTAGCACACTGAAATCAATGTTTCCAACGATTTCCACAATTTAAGCACCTCACGAAGGTCGTAGAAATTTCATCCGCCGCACGGGTTTGAAGCTCATAGAACGTGCAGCGTTTTTTCTTGCATTTTCCGCACGTGTAAACATCCGTCATCGCCGCCATGTTTGATTCGTAAGCTCCCTTAACTACAGCAATTTCCTTCTGTATAACCTCCTCCCACGCCTCCGGAAACAAGTTCTCCGGCGCCATACTCGCCATCTCGTTCGGCAAGAACTCCTTCTCGCCCAACCTCACGGCCAACCGGCGATTACCAACATAGCTGTCCGGGTTCATATTGGCCACCATGCTCCGCGCCTTGGCCATGTACGCCTCATTAAAGACGGGGTTCGCCCAGCTGGCGGCAAACGGAAAGGCCTTTGCGACGTCGATGGTGTTGTTAAAGACGCCCACTTCCAAGTCCGCCGCCTCTATCTCGCTCATGTACTTGGTAAAGACGGCCCTCACTCCAGTTCGAACGGGGTGTGTGTTCGCCATAGCTGTGCTGTGCCTACTCACTTCATTGCGGCGAGTGTTTAGGTGCCTTGCTCATTTTTTGGGGTCGGGCCTAAGGGGTCAGGCCTACAATAAAAAAGGAAGCAGGGCACTCGTGTTGGTGCTAGTAAAGAGAGTAGCGAGTGGCCATGGAGTCCGTCATCAGCGACGAGTTCCTAGACGGTGCCAATGTGGTCGAGATATATTATGCGATGGGCGCAGAGGACGGCCAATGGGTGACGGACGGCTTCTCGACGGTCCCGATTGCGCACGATAAGCCGCCGCGGTTTGTGCCACGGGAGTTTCGGCGGCACGTTCAGCGGCTCGTCGAGTACAGTCACAAGCACATGACGTACTCGTATGACACGGCGAACGACGCCCAACGCAACCTCATCCGTACAACGGTGCGCGATTCTGTGCGCGACTCGGTGCATGGAGCGTTCTATGTACGGGCGCTCGCAGAGGACGTCGTGCCGTGCCATCAGTTTCCATGCACTACTGAAGTGCACCACGTTGCACACATCGAGCGCACGACCTACACGATTCACAACCGGCTCGCGCTGATAGTGGATTACGTGAAGGAAAATGAGCAGGCGGCGTATTACACGTACATGCTGCGTTACTCTCACGCAGAGAACGCGGATAGAACAAAAATTATGCAAGTCTTCCGCGAGGCGCTGGCGACCATCAAAGCTTAGCCGATAATGCGAACCGGCACATATTTTTGGAACTCCTGATGCCAAGCACACTCAAAGGCAGCGGGTTGGGCGATGGTGCGCGTCTTGAACACGGCCCGTAGCATTTTGCTCACTGTAAGCGTCGGCACTCCGGCAATCCCGACCTTGATGTTGCCACCCGTCTCGTACGGCGGGTATACGTCATAGACGTCCGGGTTCTCTGTTTTCTTGAGCCACATGATTGTGCCGTCGCCTTGCATAGCTGGGGCGGCTTGGACGGCTTGGATTGCTTGGGCGGCTTGGACGGCTTGGACGGCTTGGACGGCTTGGACGGCTTGGACGGCTTGGACGGCTTGGGCGGTGGCGTGGGCGGCCATGGGCGGCGGAGCGTTCTTTGGTGTAACTTGCGACTCGCGAATACCGGGAGACTCAGACACAACCACTTCTTTTTTGGGTGCGGTGGCGGGAGCGCTCATGGTCCCCGCCTCGCGGAACGCAGGCTCGTCCTTGACCTTGCGTATGACGGATTTGATGAGAGTGTCGTCAAAGTTGTGGAGCTTCGGCTTGAAGCGCGAGTTGTCCGGCCAGAAGTATACGCCGCGGTGCGTGTACGGCAGGTCCGCCGCCATTTCGAGCAGGCACGTGAAGCCCTCTTGGGTGGGCGCAAAGTAACGTTTCACATGATAGACGCAGCCGTCCATGTACGGGTCGTGCTTGTGGCCCTCCAGGAGCTCGGTCGCCGTCTCTAAGCGCTGCTTGAGATTTGCGTTGTTGCGCGGTCCTGCGTAAGGACGCCCGGCATAGGCAATGACGTCGTTGATGAGGAAGGCCCAGCCGCCGCGCGTGTCTTTCACCATCTCGCCGTCCAAGACCGTGCCGTTGCCATGGAACGCCTTCGGCGGGAACTGTCCGCGCCCGAGGAGCATTCGCGGGTACTCGTAGCCCGGTTGGATTTTCTTGTCGACGTAGACTATCATCGGGACGTCCTCGTACGTAATGAGGACCATGAAGTAGGGATTGCCGTTCGAGCGGAAGCACATCCAGTGTGCGGAGCGCGGGTTGGTGACCAGCTGAATGCCGGTCTCATCGAGACGGTGCCAGTGGCGCGCGATGATTTTGAGGCCGTAGGCGGCGTCGAGCCGCTTGAGGAGCTCGTCTTTGAAAACGCTGCATTTGACGTTAAAGTGAATGCGGTCGCAAAAAGAAATCACGCCGGTATGCATTTTGTATTGTGGTGGGGGAGGACGGTGGGTGGGAACGGGACCTCCTTTTTTATACTTATTGTGCTGAGGCTTTAAGCCGAAGGCTGATGCCCAAGCCTTTTTAAGGCTGATGCCCAAGCCGAAGGCTGATGCCCAAGCCTAAGCCGCTACAAGGAGCCGTTGGCCGGCCATGCACATTGGGACGTTGGCAAGAGGCGTCGCGGACGACATCGGCTTCATGGGCGGGCAGTCGCCCACGGTGCGGGGGTTGTACTCGGTGGGCACGGTGGACGAGGCCGGTTGGAAGTAGCCGGCGAGCTCGGGGCTCGCGGCGTCAGCGGAGGCCGGCTTGCGGTTGAGCGTGCTGCACGGGCTCATGACGGGCTTGTCAATGAGGTTGGTGGCGCCAATGCCGATGCCGAAACCGGACTCGCCCGCCGGCGGTTGGACGCCAGTGCCCTCTGCGCCCGTGGCTTGCGTTTCCGCGAAGGTTGGGTGCGCGCTTGCAGTTTGGATGACCGCGCGCGGACGGGTCGCATAGATGCCTAGGACGACGACCGACACTACAAAGAGCAAAACGAACCCGAAGTAAGTCGCACCGTCCATCTCTTAATATTTAACTCTGTCACTCTGTCTTTTGCAAAGAGAAGAAAGAAAACAAAGAAAGCAAGGCTTTGCTCAGGCGGCTCATGCGTGCGCGATGACTTTGGCCGCTATGGCGCCGCGGTCCGAGCCGATGACGCGGTCAATCTCACGGCCATTACGGATGTACACGACCGTTGGCAGGCGCGAAACGTCGTATTGGGCCGCAATGTCCGTAAGGACGTCGACGTTTGCTTTAATGACAAGGACGTTCGGGAAGCGGTTGGCAATGTCCGTGAACGTGGGGCTCAGTGCGCGGCACGGACCACACCAAGGCGCGAAGAAGTCGACCACGATGAGGTTGCGGGTACTTTGCACGGCTGCTTGAAAGACGTTGGTTTGCGAGATTTCAACGAGTGGCATGGTTGGTCGAGTGCTAACTTAGAGAAGTATTTTGACATAGCTTTAAGTAAGTGAATAAGTAAGTGACGGCAACAAGTGAAGCATGATTGGTGCTTTTGAGTTGTTTGCAATTGCATGCTTGTCAATGGGATTGTCGGAAGTTCTGACCGCTTTATGCATGGGTCGGAGGGCACGGGAACAAGAGGATATGCGCCGTCTAATTGAGCGAGTGACGAGTGCGAGCACGACCCAAGCCGAACGCACACCCATGCCGATTGACGTTGTTTCGGTGCAAGTGCATGGTTGCACAGAAGAGGGGTGCTGCGCAATTTGCCTAGAAGAGCATTCTAAAGACCCTACAAAGATGCAGAGGCTCACAGCTTGCGGGCATCTGTTTTGTGCAGAGTGCTTCGAGATGTGGTATGCCAAGACGCCAAGGTGCCCTCTTTGTAACTTTGAGTACGTGAAAACTACTTTGAGTACGTGAAAACTACTTTGAGTACGTGAAAACTACTTAAGGATAAGGGGGTCCTTGTGTGTAGGCAGCGATGCCTTGTATATTGCACCGGTAGCATAGATGGTTATTGCGCTCGACTGTTAATCGAGAGGTCGGTGGTTCGAGTCCACCCCGGTGCGGTGTTGTAAGTTGTTGTTTTTAGTTCTGTTAATACGCGTGCGTATTACAGAGGGAGCCGAGAACAAGCAGGGGAGGTAGGCAAATGCAAGTTATTCAGTCCATTTGGGACACCGTTCAAGATGTAGAGGATGCCTTGTCTAATAATAACGGGCGTGGACATGTCCCCAAAGCGGTGCTCTACGTTGCTTGCCTTGAAAAGCAACCGAGCAACGTGAATGTGGCTAGGGGCTGGAGAATGAATGTGATTGATGGACATGTCTATGCAGAAGATTATGAGCTTCCCATATACACCGACCCAAGAAACCCGCAAACTACATTACAGAGGTTGGTCACTGAGGATTCATTGTGCAGGGGTGTGGTGGGTTCAGGCTATGTGCGGGAAGGAATCATGAAGAACAATGTGTACTTCCTGATGTACTACGAAATGAAGTATGCAAATGGCTTGACAAAGATAACCCCTGCGGGTTTCATTCTGGCACGCATTGAGGGAAAAGGTCTATACATTGACGTCATCTGCGCCGATAGGCCGCAGAAGCCCATGTTTGCGGTTCACAAAGGTGGGCTTCTCTTGGCTTTGGCAGCCCAATACGCTAAGGAGCACAGCTTGGAACAACTCACCTTGTCTGCCTTGCCGAGCGTGCTAACTTATTACCCACAATTCAACTTTGCACACCGTCACTCTTGCGACTCTCCTCCGAGCGTCGTCATAAGTCAAAAGCTCAAGGCAAATGCGAAGAAGCGCACACCCGAAGAAAATGAAGACTACGACCCGTATGACGATGATGAATTGTTGGATTTCATGAGCGACCTGCAACTAAATGGCTTCGGGACCCGTCATGGGAGTGATTGTTCAACGAGTGGGAAGACCAAACAACAAATCAAGCAGTCAATCAAGGTTTCGAGATGCGGTGATGATGGGTTTAAGATGGTGAGCTGCTTGGACAACTCACTCCAGTTGCCTAGCGCACCGGCGTCGAAAAGGGGCTCGCAATCCAAAGCATCCCCCAAGACACCACAAAAGGCTAAGTCCCCGAAGGAAGGGCCCTCGAACACCGGTGTCTTGAGTGATGCTTTGGGCAAGACGAAATCAAAGTTGAAGTCGCAAGTGTCACCAGCCAATGTGCATGGAAAAACGAAAGCAAAATCTTTACAACTGAGCAAGTCTGCTTAGAATAGATTTGTGCTTACTCGCTGTCGCTCTCAAACTCGGGTACAAGCACTTTGGGTTGCTCCATGTCCTTTTCGGAAACTGTGTCGTTGCTTTCGTTTGACCCCTCCACCGTGTAGCCGTTTTTTTTGTAAAATGCGAGGCGCCGCCGCCCTTGGTTTATGTAGAGACTGAACTCGTCCCAAATGTCAATGGTTAGAGGAATGTGCTTGCGCTCGCACGGCTTTTGTCGTTGGATGCGGCCTATCGGTTGTTCGATTGCCGAGACGGGGGACGCAAGGACGAGCGTATCCAGTGCAGGGATGTCCATGCCCTCGCTGCTCATCGCAAGCGTCGCGAGGATGATGTCCTTGCTCTCGCTCTCTTTGAGTTCGTGCTCCTTCATGCCGCCCACGTAATAGCCCACGGTGCCAAGCTTGCGCTCGTGGATGCGGCGTTCTAGCTCTTTGAGGTGGCCGCGCCTGTCGCTAAGGATGAGAACGCGACGTGCCGGCTCTTTCTTGAGGGCGGCCGCGAGCTCGTCCATGATGACCTGGTTGCGCGGCGCGTGGTTGCACACGGCCGAGAGCGTCTGTGCCACGTTTCGCTTGCCGTTCCACATCATGCGCTCTTTGCTATACTCAGGGTCGGCGTCGTAGTAGGGCACCATTCGCACTATCATCTGGCTTTCAGTGCGTTTCTTGTTTTGATAGACGGGCTTGCCGAGGTACCACTCGAACACTTTGCGGAGACCGTCCTTGCGGTCGAGCGTGGCCGAAAGGCCGAGAAAGACGCCCGCCGTCACTTTGGGAAGGGCCTGGCTGAAGACCTCGGCCGATAGATGATGGCATTCGTCGCTCACTACCAGTCCGAAGTCTTGAAAGAGCGTCGGCGAGTATGTCTTCATGGCGATGCTCTGCAGGCTAGCCAGGACGATGTCGCAGTCTTCCGTGACGAGCTTCTTTGCTTTGATGACGCCCACTTTTGCGTCCGGCAGAAATTGGCCGATGCGCTCCTTCCATTGATTTATTAGGAACTCTTTGTGGCAGATGACAAGCGTCTTTTTCTTAAGGGCGGCGGCGATGTAGAGCGCGATGACCGTCTTGCCGGCGGCGCATTGGAGCGATATGATGCCGCCCATGCGCACCGGGTCGGTGGCGGCCTCCAAGAAGGCGTTCACGGGCGCTTGCTGTTCGGGGCGGAGTGTGCCGTTGAACGAGAGACGCGGTGCGGCGAGGCCTTTGTGGAGCGTGTCGACGGCGGGGGGACCAAACGTCTCGAAGCCAAAGACGCGCGGCATGTAGAGCTTTTTCGAGCTCTCTTGAAAGACAGGGAACGGCTTTACGAGGTCGGCGCCGGGCGCGGAGGGATTCGTGCGTGGCTTCACCGTGAGCGTCGTCTTGAGCTTCTCGACTAGGGCTTCGTTGTCGGCCTTGTCGATGGCATAGCCGCGCTGAGAGAGATAGGTTCGAGGCATTTTAACCCACTATGCGCGACCCCCTATATCAGGTGCGCATGGGCTTCGTTTTTTCCAGACATAGATATAGTAGTATAGTATGAACGCTATCGATTTCGGGATTTGGCTCTTGGCCCTTGCCGTCTTTAGCTTGGCGTTCTTCGTAGACTTGGAGCGTTTCTCCGCGTTGCGCCGCGACGAGATGCAACTTGTGTTGGGCATGGTGGTGGTCGCGGTGATTTTGTTCGTTGATGCCATCGCCGGTCTGCTGCTTGGCCTGGCGCTGCTCGTGCTCTTTTACCGGACGCACGAGGCGCTCATGGGCGTGCGCGGCGCTGACGGTTGGGCCGGGTCGTTCCGCGACCGCGACCTGATGGTGTCTCTCGAAGACTACGTGACGCCCGCCCACTTGGAGCGGGCACAGAGTAACACTATCGATTCCAACTTGGGCGCCAAGATGATTGGTATCGAGGACCCGTACGGCGGTGCGGTTTACGACGCCCAAGGGGCTTTCATTGGGATGCCCGGCACCAGTGCCATGGACACGCCATATGCGCCCGTTGTCGTGTAGAAAGGGTTGTTTGTTTTTGAACCTGTTTTTGCTTAAAATGAAGGACAACGTCGATGTGCTAGTTGAGCGCCTAACGAAGGAGCTCGAAAGTTTGGCAACGATGAAAGACAAGCGCGAGGGGCTCGTAGGCATCCATGGTGAGGTAGGACAACACTTGAACGCTCTTCGGGCGCGAGAGCACGAGGTCGTGCGTCAAGGCTTGGCGGAGGAGGCCAACGAGATTTTGTTCGCTCACAGCTCGTACGCCGAGCTTCTCAACGAAGGCAGCACGGCGGATGTCATGTACTTGAATATGAAGACATATCTGTTAGGCGTCGTGGACCACCTGCAAGTCTACAAAAAGGAGAAGGAGGCCATGCTGAACAAGTTGCATGACGTCGAGAAGCATCTTAAGACCATGCGTTCTGGTTCGCTAAGTCTTCTAGATTCAACAGGCGCTAGCAAGCGTTCACTGCTGCAAGATGCGCAGAGCGCAGGAAAACCGGCGAAGAAGGGGCGGACGCTCAGGAGCCGCTCTTAGCTTTAAACAACGTTCGGACGGCGCATGTAGATGGTGGTGAACAAGACGAAGATGAGGAGGTTCATGAAGGTCATGAAAATCGTAAGGCCGAGGTAGTAGTTGAACGCCGGCTGCGACATGTTGCCGCGGATGAGCGTGACGTAGACAAGCATGTTCGCCGAGAACGCAAAGGCCACGGCGCCCATGACGGCGATGAAGAGGGTGCGGTCCTTGCTGTAGGCCCATGCAAATAGAAGCGCGACGAAGATACCGAGCGTCATGAGGCCAACGCCGGTCATCACGTTTGCAGCGGAGGACTTTTGCTCGGCCGTCATAAATTGCTCGACAATCGCCTGCTCGCCCTCTTCTTTGGCGCGAGCGGCTTGCTCGGACGGCAGAAGGGGCACCCAAGTTGCAGGCATGCTTGTTGCTTGCTTGTTGCTTGCTTGTTCTCTCTACAAAGAATAGAGATTTGGAATCTGTTGGCTGTTTTTATTGGCTTTTGATGGCGCGGCAATCTGGCAGTAGCAGCAGCTGGGCAAAGGGCCGCGGGCCGCTCATTGTTGTAATCATCGTTCTTTTACTCGCGCTGGTATGGGTTGTTGCCTCCGCGCCATCCGCAGCAACCGCTGGGACGCAAGAAAAGGTGCGCGTTGTTGTGGTGCCGGCGGGTGGCGGCGGCGTTGGGGGTGGAGGCGCCGGTGGCGCTGTGCAAGAAGTGAAGCCAAACAAGTTGCCATCGTATTTCAGCGAGGAGTATCAACAAGTTGGCATTCTCACGTCGCCCACAGAGCGCGAGGGCGGTGACCCCATGATTTTGCCGCTATTCGGACGTCGTATGGAGCGTCATCACCGTTGGCAGTACTACGCCGCAGGCGAGAAGCCGCAGCATTTGTGGCGCGTGGCCGTGCACGTGAATGGACGCGAATGTGAGGAGACGGTGGGGTGCCCCGAGATTCTCAATGGCGACACAGTGAACGTCCCCGTGTATCCCAACCGAACGTTCGTCGCGTCTATGTACAAGCTCGATGCACCCAAGTATTTCGCGGATAGATACTAGGCTTTATAAGTCTAGTTTCAACATCAGGACGTAGAGGACAACTGCTAGAAGGAGCACCCGGGCCGCCGACATGTAGAGCTCGTTGGTGGTGAGGAGGGGGATGCGGGTGCCGAGCATTTGCGATAGCATCGGGTGGAAGATGATGGCGGCGAGGACGGCCGCGATGAGGGCGCGCTTGGCGAGGTCGAACTCGAACATGCCGGACGGCGGGCCTTGTGCATAGTGAGGGTAGTTCATCATGGCGGCCTGTTGGGCGGCAACGTGCGCGGCATGGGCTTGCGCTTGCGCAGGGTGTGCGTGAGGGGCGGCACCGGAAGGACGGTTGTTGGCCGTCGCGGCGGCGACCTCAGCGTCCATCTCTTGGAGGACGTCGCGAATGGTCGGGTCGTCAATCATCTGTTGCTGATGGCTGGACGGAGGGAGGTTTTGGACGGGCGTGCTCATGGGCGGTGTGGCCATAGTGTGAAGAAGAGAGAGGGGCTTTAGTTTAGAATGCCGAAAGAAAATGAAAGGGGATGGACGCGGTAGCGCATGGAATGACGCATGGGCGCATGTTGCATGACGCATGGGGGCATGTTGCATGACGCATGGGGGCATGTTGCATGACGCATGGGGGCATGTTGCATGACGCATGGGGGCATGTTGCATGACGCATGTTGCATTAGGTTGGAATCAATAGTTGTTCGGTCAATTTCTTCTTTTTGCAATCGACCGGATACGGGATGTACTTTACGCACTTGTCACCGACCTTGAACGTCTTATCTTGGATGCTCGCGAGGGGCGCTGCGCGAAGGACGCGGCACTGATTGTCCTCACATACACGCCGGAAGACGCTCGCGAGCCCGAGGCCGAGCAGGATGCTCACACAGATTTGACCGCGCTCGTTGTGTAAAAGACGGTCGACGACCTTGTCCGCAGACGGCAAGAGCTTTGCAAAAAGCATGTTGTGTTGTGAGTGAGTGCGCTTACTATGGTGTCATAAAACATCTCGCGATTAATAATTGAATGGTCTCATAACTGGGTCGAAAAAGACATCATCCTAAGCCGCCAAAGGTTGCGTGACCGCGTCCTTCGTGCATGCCACCGCCTCGACATTGAACTTGTAGCAGTCTCCCGCCAAGTCTTGGTAGATTATTCGGTCCATGTTGTGCGGGTTGGGGTAGGTGTCGACGTACGTCACCGCAGGCTGTATCAGGTAGACGGCGAGCATGCCAACGCCAAACGCGGTTAGAAAGGCCGCCCAATGGAATTGAAAGGTGCGCATGGGTTGTGGGATTCGCTACTACTCTAGTATATGTTTTGTATATATGTCGCGTGCCTTAGATACCGGTCGATTGTCCATGAACTTGAAGAATTCTTCTTTATTATCGGCGTGGAGAAGCCCCGCTTGCGCCTCGAACTGGCGGCGCGCGGCCTCGAGGGCCATGCGCGGCTGATTGTACTTTTGCTCGTAGCGGTCCTCTAGAATACGGTTCGATTGGTCGTTGTTGCGGCAGTCTTGGCGCCATTGGTCGTAATAATACTTGAGCGTCTTTGGAGACGTCTCGGTGGGGGCCACCGCCGTCGCTATGAATTGCTTCACGAATGTGTGCAGCGATGATGTGGGAGGCTTCTTGTCTTTCATGTGTGGCTTCTATTACTTACTGATGGATGCCGAAAAAGAAAGGAGGAGATTGTGCGCTTTCAGGCTTAGGCAAAGGGGCTCGCCGGCCAGACGGCCTCACTCGGGTGAGCGAGGCCAGTGGGCAGGTCGCGGAGGGCTTGGCGGTACTCGCGGACGGCCGATTGGGCGGTCTCGCTCAGGGGAGAGTCGATGGTCATGGCCCAGTCTGTCTCCGCCAGGCGGCGCGTGCGGTCCGCGCGGAAGGACGCCCACTGTTGCTCGAGTTTGACCGCCGTCTTTGCGGGGTCCTCCTCGAATGTGTAGGTGGTGATGGTTGTTGTGGTGGATGTCTCGTCGTCCATTTGTTCAGTGTGGTCAGTTTGTGTGGCGACCGCCTTGATGACGTCCTTGTCCATGCCATCGGGCACTTGGACGTGGACCGTCACTTCCGGCCAGCCCCACGGGCCCCCATACTTGGCCTGATTTGGGGCCTCGTCCTCGTAGAAGGTCGCGATGTTGTGGGTGGCACGCTCTATAATCGCAATAGTAGGCATTTTGGTTGCGCTCTCTGATTATTGGGTGCAATTAATTCTTTAGATGGCCGCAAAAAATGGAAGCATAGAAACAGGACGCGGTGGGAATAGAGAGACCATGAGCGCCGCCGCCACTCCGCCCGTGACAGGCGGTCCCTTGGAGAACGACCTACAGCGGAAGTTCGCGATGGACATGCATGTAGCCGGTTTCATTGTGAACTGGATGACGTTCATGGACGGCACAAGGACGCCGAGCGTCTATGGGAGCCATTGGATGATTCGAGAGGCGACGGACTTGCAGCTCCGCTTTCGTAGCTTTGGCGACAACACTGTGGCTTGGCCTGTGGTGGCTTAAAGAATGGATGAGTGATGAGTGGTAAGAGAAGGAGAAGATGGCACAAATGGACCCCGTTATTCAGACGCTCGTTGCGCATGGCTGCGGAGCGCCGATGTTCTCGTTGTCGGGCATGAACACTTGGGCGCGGGTGACAAGCGTTTACGACGGCGACACTGTGACGCTCGCGGTGCCCATTTTTGGAAGTGTCTATCGCTTTTCCATGCGTGTAAATGGCATTGATACGCCAGAGATAAAGAGCAAGTTGCCCGAGAATAGGCTACAGGCTGTGCGTGCGCGCAACCGACTGCTTCAACTTGTCGGGTTGTCGGCCTTGACGTCTGTTGGCCTTGACAATGATATGAAAAAGAAGGATATTGACGTCATGCTTGTGGCCCAACCGTGCATAGTTTGGGCGGAGTGTGGTGAGAATGATAAGTATGGTCGCGTGTTGTGCACTCTGTACAAGGACCCCATGAAGACGGAGAGCTTTGCAGAAGTTTTGTTGCGCGAGAAGCTTGCTTATGCATATGGCGGCGGAACAAAGTTGAAAGAGGAGGAACAGCTCAACCACGCGTAGCCGGCCAAGTAAGGGTGTCGTCGAAGAGGGACTTGAACTGCTGCGAGACGGTGCGGTCCGGGTTCAATTGCTCCGAATACAGAGAGCGCGGCACCATGACAACCTTTGTTTTTTGCTTCGGGCACTGCTGTGTTTGATTGTAATAGCCCTGCATGACCATGACCACGCCTACAAAGAGCACAAACACCGCGACTGCTTTCATCTGTTTACTTGCAGTCTCCTTGCTCACAGACGAGATTTCTTATTTTGAAACATGTTAAAAATAAGGGGCTGTTTAATTATTTATTTACGGCGTGGATGTGGGCTCTTGGACGGTCTCAGCTAGGACGGTCTCAGGGACGGGCGCTTGAACGGTCTCAATGACGGTCTCCGGGACCGGCTCATTCGTTAGCTCCTCTTGGAGTGCGGCGGGCGCAGCAAACTCAGACTTGTAGTGAGGGTTATCGTGGTGGCCATCGAGCTCGTCTTGAAGAGTGGCGGATGCGTCGACAGCTTTGGCGGAGGCGTCGAGGGTGGCTTTGGCGGCTGTGTCGAGGGCGGCGGCCGCGGCGCTTGCGGTCTCCTCCTCGCGGCGCTTCAGCCAGGCGTCGCGCTCCTCCATGGCGTTCGTGACCTTGTCTTGCTTGCGCTCCTCGTAGTGCTGGTCGCGCATATTCATGTTTTTGTTGTACTCGGACATGAGCGTGTTCAGTTGCTCGGCGCCCGTGTACTTTTGCTCCGCGACTTGGTCAGCGCGAGGGTCCCAAGGGACCCAGCAGCCGACTTGGGCCACGAAGATGTTGTGCTTGTCGCCCATGCGCTTGAGGACTTGTGCGCGGATTTCGGCCTCCTTGATGGTGTCAAACACGCCGCGCACCTTGAAGCCGCGGACGGTCGTACGGAACTCGTTGGCGCGGTGGAACTCGTCCTCGATGTCCGCCGAGTGGACGCTCTTGAAGAAGCGGTATTGCTCCTGCAGCTCGCCGGCCTCGAACAGGTGTGCGTTGGTCTCGCGAATGGCCGAAAGACGGTCGGCGGCGTCGGGGTGGATGGTCTTGAGGTTCGTCAGGAGGAACTCGAGTTGCTTCGTCGCGTCCTCTAGGAATTTGCTGATGTAGAAGACCTCCTTGTTGGCAAGGACGTCCTCAGGCGAGAGGAAAGAGACGCATGCGTAGTTTTGGTTACGAAGAGGGGCGTCCTCGTCGAGGTAGTCGATGGGTTGCTCGGGGGTGGGAACGGCCGACATGTTGTGGGAGCGGGGTGTGTAGCTGGTGGCTCTGACTAATTGTAAGATGGCGCGAGTTCTCTAAATGGTTTTTTCTTTGGCTGTAGATAGATAGCTTGCTGCTATAAAATACAAAATGAGCTACACGCTGAACTTCGAAGAGATGGTGTCGCGCATCGTCAAGTACCTGCTGGAGGGTCTGGTGGTGGGCATCGTTGCGTTCGTGCTGCCGAGCAAGGGCATGAACCTGGGCGAGGCCGCTGTTATCGCCCTGGTCGCGGCGTCGATGTTCGCGCTGCTGGACCTGCTATCGCCGTCCATCGGTGCCAGCTTCCGCCAAGGCGCGGGCATGGGCCTGGGCTTCGGTCTGGTTGGCTTCCCTTGAGTGCTAGGTGTGTATGTGCTCTGCTAGGTGAGTCGGGTATGTTGTTTTTCAAATGATGCTTTGATATAAAGCAGAGGGTGTAAAATATGGCAAGCGAAGTAAAAATGAGCAGCGAGAGCTCTTTTAGGCGCGCGGTAAATTTCGTTATTACAGGCGGTCAAGTGTCGGCGTCTTTGACGGCAATGATGGCGGTGGCGTTCTTGCCGGTGAAAACCTACTTGGACGTCGAGTCCATTCAAAAAGAGCAAGAGAAGATGCAAATCGAGCAGACACAGATGAAGGCCGATGTCGTGTCTATTCAACGTGATGTGACCGCCATTCTTGCCAAAGTCAGCGAACGGCGGCGCGGGTGGTTTTCATAGTAGCTCTGGGGCTGCATCATCTTGTACAAGACGCTTACGCTTGAGTTGAATGGGAAGAGGTCCAATGAACGCTGGTCCCGGAGTGTAGTTTTTATGATTGGCTTGAGCGATGGGGTTACTCCACTCAAGGTTTTCAGGACGGTTGTTTTGAATGTTGCGGTCTTTGTGGTTGACACTGATATTTACGCCTGGTGGAGCAGGACCGTGAAATGTATGGCAAACGAGCGTATGTATTTTCTTGAAGATGCGCTTCGATTTGAACGATAGCTGAGTCATGAAGTAACCACCGTCGGACATGATTCCAAATGTAACTACACGATTCGTTTTGAGACGTCCAAAGTTGCTGACCCACACATCTTGAATAAGGTCGGGGAAGTTTGTCACTTTTCTCCACACCTCTCCCACCGCGTCCATATCAGCATACTCGAACCGCCATCCGTTCACCGTTCCGCCTTCTTTAGCGGCCTTTGAGATGACGCCAGAGTTGGGGTGTTCATTGCAAATGTGACGAGCGGCCTTTATGATAGTAGAAAACTCAATAGATTCACCAGCTTCGTTTGTCCCAATGACGATTTTTCCTCTTTTATCCGCGCATGCAGCGCTCGAGTGCGGATTGCAGCGTCGAGTGTGACGGCGATGCACAGTCGGGGTAAGGAAACGTAGATTCTCGAGGCGGTTGTCAAAGCCGTTCTCATTGATGTGGTCCACCTCTAAGCCGTCCCCTGATTGACCCGTAAATGCCTCGAGAAGAAGCCGATGAACACGTTTGTATTGATAGTCACCGTTCTTATCGACTATGCGAATTCTATAGTAACCATTGGATTCGGTTCCTTGCGTTATTTCGCCGTTCTGCAATAACACCGTGCCGTCACGGAAAAATGTGTATTTTGGAAACTCAGGATGAATGGCGCTTTCCATCGTGTCGATGTGGTTAATGTGTATATGACGACGTAGTGCATGTGCCGTATCCTTTTTTGGGATTTGTGTTGGAGGGAGCCAGGCCCAAACTAGGACCCAATGCCGTCCGATGCACAGCCGTCCAACGCAAGGCCGTCCAAGGGAATTGTGCCAGGACTTGGGCCAGGCCATCCATAGCAAAAAATGATTATGGCTCTCACACAAGGTTGTCAAATAATCACAATCCCTTCCGCAATCACTATCAAAATGGCTCTCGAGTTCCGCCCCAAGACGGCCCCTCTTCAGATTCAACTCACCAGCGACGAAGCTTGGAAGGACGTTACCTTCGGCAACACTACATATCAGGTCTCTAGCAATGGACGCTTCCGCCGTCCTTCCGGAGTTACGAACATCGGTACCGCCATGAGCGGCAAGAAGTGCCGGTATGTCACGATGACTTACAAGGACGCCAAGAATATGACTCATTCGAAGCGCGCTTACATCCATCGTCTGATGTGGGAGGCGTTCAACGGTCCTATTCCGGATGGGCATTTCGTGATGCACAAGACGGATGCTCCGCTTCTTCCGGACGGGAGCCATCGCAGCTGGCTGGGCGACCTTTGGGTAGGTCTTCCTGGAACGACGGCGGCCGTCCAAGAGGAGGATGCCGTTCTTGAGGAGGGTGGTCATGATGAAGATGGCGAGCAGGACGGCGAGCAGCAGGACGGCCAGAACATCATTACGACGGTCATCGAGAGCCGTCCCCGTCACGCCGCGACCGCGAAGGAGCACAAGACGCCGGTTGGCTTCTGGATTCAAAAGGCAGCCGGTGGCAAAGGGGCGGCGGCGGTCGTCGACATCAAGCGCGCGGTCAAGAACGGTACCCACCTGCAGTGGAAGTCGCCATCTTCGCTGGTTCTAGGACTGGAGGTCAAGATAGAAGTCGCCAAGAAGATGGTAAGGTGGGTTCTGGCTCGTCACCCCGATGTTGCCAAGTTCGTCGATTGCGACGGCTGCAAGGAGAACGTCGAAGGTTTGACCGAAGACGACCTGGCGTTCTACAACAACTTTACTTTCCGCGAGAAGGACGACCCGTTCCGGGACAAGACGAAGGAAGAAGAGAAGACGAAGCGGCGCACCGTTCTTCCGCCGGTGGAGAGCGGTATTACGGGCGAGATGATGCCCAAGTTCTGCTCGTATCGCGCAAGCACCGAGATTCATGGTGAGAAGTTCTTAATCGAGAATCACCCCAACATGACCCAGCGGACGTGGTCGACACCAACCTCTCACAAGTACACAACGAAACAAAAGTATGACCTGATGATGGTGCGCCTTGGTGAGCTTAATATTGGCAAGGACGATGAAATTATTAATGAAGTGGTGGAGGATGATGCCTACGCTCGGAAGCTGAAAGAGGTCAAGGACGCTGCCGCGGCCAGCAAGGTGGCGGCCGGTGCGAACGGTGCGCCTGATGGCCACAACATCGTGAAGATGCACTACAAGGCCGCCCCGAAGCCCAAGGTCGTATACGCAAGGCCGTCCATTCAAAACGTAGCGAAGGACTCGCAGCACAAGGCCAACATCGCTCTCTCCAATGTGCGTCTCAAGCGGGCGAGGTCGGGAATGACGGACGCCATCATCGACAAGGTCCGGGAGCTGATTGCTGCGAAGAAATCCAACAAGGAAGTGGAGGAAAAGCTCGGCCTGACGCGCGCAGTGGTGTCGCGAATCAAGAACGGCAACATGATTAAGGAGTCCGAGATGATGGAGGTCGGCGAAGAACGGTACAAGGTGCCAGGCGAGCTTGTGGTTGCTCTCCCCAATGGCGCAAAGCGCCGCAAGATATCCGCGGACAAGCACATGGAGGTCATCAAGTACGTTTACGAGCATCCCATGGGCATCGTCGAGCTCGAGGAGAAGGCGAAGGAGCTCTTCGACATTGACATTTCACACGAGGTGTCCAAGAATCTCCTCAAGGGCTGCACCATGTTGACCGAGGTCGAGTTTCCGGTCGCAAACACGACATGGGACGAGTACAACCGTCTCATCGACGCCATCAAAGTTCGCAACTACCGCGCACTCGCGCTCGCTTACCGGGGTTAATTGGGGGGATAATATGGGATGAATGGGTGGTCTCGACCGTTCTTTTTGCCTTGCTGGTTGATTGTAAGTAATCATGGCGCCAGCATGCTAGATTCGAGGCGAATGGGTGGTCTTGACCGTTCTTTTTTGCCTTTCTGGTCTATTGTAAGTAAACAAATAATCATGTCGTCTGTATGCTAGATTCGAGGTGAATGGGTGGTCTCGGCCGTTCTTTTTGCCTTGCTGGTTCATTAGATAATCATGGCGCCTGCATGCTAGATTCGAAGCGAGTGAATAGTAAATATTCAAAGGAAGTAAAAATGATTTGCAGTGTGCGTTTTTGAGACAGATTTTGTGATTTCCGCACCACTCTAGTTTGAGTAGGCCAATCCGCCCATCCCACTCAAAATTCTCAGTACATTGTAGTTAGTAGCGAACACCTTCGCCGTGGCCGCGGGTGCGTTGGCCAGGCGCTCCAGCTTTAGGCTGGCAGTGTCAATGCGCGACATGTTCAGGGTGCCGGAGGGTTGGTGCTCCTCGGGCTTCAGGGCGAACGAGTACACGTAGATGTTCTTGCCGATGGGCACGTTCTCGTGGTGTTGGAAAGGTTGGACCAGCTCGAAGTAAGCGGCCGGGCGGGTGGCAAACCGGTCGTGGCCGTTCAGTTGCAGCTTGGCGGCCTCCATGGTGCCCGAGTACTCCAGCTTCTCGTCGCCGGCAGCCTTCAGGACCCACACGAGCTCCTTCACAGGATGATTAAAACTTAGTTTTATGTTACCAAGAGTGGTCTCGTCACCTGTGAATTGAAGCTGGTCAATTAGATATTCGTGACTCATTTGGCTGAATCTGCGTCTCTCGTCCGTATCGAGGAAAACATAATCCACCCACAGACGCGCGTCCATGTTTGCGCCATCGACGGCAGCGGTGGCATCGGAAACCTTGCCGATGTCCTCGAACTCAATGTTGACCTTGACATCGTGGTATTGCAGGGCAATCAGGGGCAGGGCCAGGCCGGGGTTGCGGCAGAACCAGAACTCCAGGGGCACGTAGACGGTGTTCTTGGCCAGGCCACCCTCGCCGGTCAGGGCGGAGTAACCGGCTTGCTTGCCCATGGGCAGGGACAGCTCGTTCCAGATGTGCATCCACTCACCGTAGTGCTTGTCAATCTTCTGGCCACCAATCTCCAGCTCGACCGACTTAATCAGGGCCAGACCGGCCTTGTCGACGTAAGACTTTCCGGCCGCCAGCTCGGGCAGCTCGACTTGCAGCCACATGCGGTGAATCAGGTCACCGTTGCGGGAGATTTGGGCGGTGACGCGCGAGCCGAAGCGGGGGGAGCCGTTGAACGATTGCTCAATGGCCTCCATCGCGAAGTTGGTGTGGCGGCGGTACACGACCTTCCAGAAGGTGATTTGGGGGTTGCCCGTCAGGTAGACATCTTGGGCACCGTAAGCGACTAGTTGCAGAAGACCACCGCCCATTTTTGACGAGGTAAAGACTTGGTTGTACTCTCTCCGGAGAAAATAAATTTGGGCGGGGTCGGAAGGGAGGGCCGGAAGGGAGGAGGAAACTCTAGCTTCTCCGATTGGAGGGGGTGTAGTTAGCTAACTACACCCCCTCTGTGTTAATTTTGTACGTATTTGAATCACAAGTACTCGAGGAAAAAAGACATACACATTAACTCATTATTGGTAATCCACGCGAAGAAAGGGCTACCAATATTGTATTGATAACTTCAGCCATACAAAATGCAGGTGCTTGTGGTCGATATCGAACAAATATGCAATCTAACTGTTGTTCGATGTATTTCTGCCGAGCCATGTCGGCCTCAAAGCGTATACTTGAGTGAGTATATTCTTCATCGCATTCAACAGCCACTCTTTGTACAGGAAAGTAGAGGTCGATGATATACCGATGGTCTCCTTCAATACTGTATTGTGGTATCATTTTTATGCCGTGAAATGCACGCATTATGTAATCAACAGTTTCAGTTTCAACAGGTAGTAATTTTGTATTCGACACATCAATATGAAAACGCCGAGCTAGCTCAGTCGCTCGTACTTTTCTAGAACGCAGTAGAAGCAACTTTAAACAATCGAAAGACACACACGTTACACATCTGTTCTTATCAAGCACGACGCTTTTTGTTCCCGATGGGGGAAGCTTGTGTATTGCCATACGGATGTTTGATGAGATATCAAGGTCGCGTGCACAAAACCAGGTCGCTCCATTGTCGTCAACATGCGTCCTTATCCCCAACGAGGTTGCTATTGATTGTTGGGTCTCCATTTGTATAACCGCATAGGCCTAGTTTATGTATTACCCTCTTAAGTGCTGAGGGGGAAAAGGACTTAAGAGCGTCGCAATACAAATATAAAATGGCGGGCCCTCACGTGTCTGATGCGGCTCTTCGTGATATGCTCGACACACTGCGCAACGATGTGGTGGCTTTCAAGCTCGTAGAAAACCACATCAAGAGAAACAAGATGAACAAAATTGTCGACCGCCTATGCTGGCACATTTGTTCTCAGGAAGTGAAGGACGTAAAGAAGATAATTGACAAGATAAATGAAGAAGGTGATGAGGAAACTGAGGCAATCCCACTGACACAGGAAGAGTGGGAAACCATCGTGCACCCATCCGGCGACTGGTGCCTATACATGACGTTTGACGAGAGGGCTTTTCAAGAAAATGAGTCGAAAGCTTACGAACACATCAGATCATGTGTGAGCGACGAAAAGAATAAAAACCTAAAACAGTCTCATGCTCAAATTGAGCTAACCATTCGCCGCGGTGAACGGTTCACGGCAACAACCACTCTTCGAGAGGTGCTAGAGCGCATTAAGAGCGGTCTGGTTTACGGATACTACGAAGGAATCGTACCATCGGCTCAAGACCACTTTCTGTACTCCGACAACTTCAATGACATTCCAATCTACAAGCTTCAAACGGGCACTTGATGATATGCTATATCATCTATGAAATTTTTGTACCCTCGTTTTTGTAGGATTGATTGTGAACACATAATCATGCCCGCCACCCTCCGAGAGCTTCACAGTGCGTTGACACGCGAACAATGTCGCGCGCTCATGTCGGACACCCGCCCCAAGGTCATCAATCCACTGACAGGTCGTCAGATTGAGCGCTTCAAGGCATTGCACACTAAACTCGTAAAGGCGTGCAAAGGCCGTTATGCCTCTTTGGAAGCCGCGCATGTTGCGCATGTTGCGCATGCTACGCATGTTGCGCATGCTACGCATGAACAAGACCAGGTTCCGCCTCACCGCCCGGAACCTCGTCGTGTCCATGCGCGTGTAGGCACCGCCACCCAAGCTGTCCAAGCCACGCGTACCCAAGCTACCCAAGCCACTCGGACACAATCCCCACACGCCCCACCGACGATACACTCGCCTGTTCTACGAGCTATGGAGCAATCCCGTGAACAATTCACACGAATCGAGGCTGTCTTGCGCGACCATTTGCGAGCCATAACAGAACTTGGCGGCCGTCTTCCAGCGAATCGCAGAGACTCACCTGTCCACGCTCAAGAGTTGCACCGGCAAGCAGCCATGATTCAAGGTATGCAAGAATCGTTAACACGGCATGCAGAATCCAACGAGCAATGCCGTGTTCATCTTGCACAATCAGAGGGCCTTGTCGACACGTTAAACCAATCCATCGTCGATTTGCAAGCAGAAAAAGTTACACTCGGCCGCCAACTACGCGATTGCCGACGCGAGTGCGAGGTAAACCGTTCGCAGGACGAGACGGCTCGCCAGTTCCAAGCTCGCCTCGACAACTGCAACGCGACCTTGTTGAGACGCGAAGAACAACTAAATAATGAGGCGCGGCGCATTGAACAACTTCAACGCAACTATGCGATTATCGAGCAAGACCGCGATGTATTGCAAGACCAGCTGGTGAAACTGCACAGCCAATATGCAAAAACGATGAAACAATATGCACAGGCTGCAAGCGACGTTGAAGAGCGCAACGAAATCATTCAGTTAATGCAAGTTCACATCGATGAGTTGTCATTCGCCGCCGCTTGGCCGTCCCCGTCCAAAAAGAGTGTATCTGTTACCCGTTCCGCTTCGTCGAACTCGTCGAGTAAGTCGAAATCAAAATCTAGCAGTAAACATGATTCCCCGCCGGCACCTGCCCCGATGGCCTCTGTCTCAACAGCGAAAACGCGCTCCCCATCGGTAACCGCGGCTTCTTCACCTACATCTGCACCAGCGGCGGGAGCATCAGCATCGCCCTCCACCTTTCCTCAAGCAAAGCCCGCATCGGCACCGCTTCCAAAACGCATGCGTAGCAAGACCTTGTCAAAGGAAGTGGATAAGAAACGCGCAAGAGCGAATCCACCCTCCTCACATGCGAATGCTGAGACTGAGGCTGAGATGCCATCTGCGCACCCCCGTCATGCACGGGTCAAGCGCCAACGGAGCACAAACGTCTCCAGAGAGGGCAAGAAGCGCACCAAGGCGAATCCCAATGAAGTTTTGCCGCCCTCTCCCGAAGCTTCGCCGCCTCGGCGCCCGAGAATCAAGCGCCAACGGAGCACAAACATTTCCAAGGAGGACAAAAAGCGTGCAAGGGCGAACCCGTACTCGCCTGTCGAGAGCCCGCCCGCCGCGCCCGCACGGTCGTCCCGTCGCGCAGGATTGCGACCGAATCCGAAAAAGAACCCAAAATATATGTAAATTGTTAAGAGATAAGCATAGTCAGTATTCTTTCTCCTAATGGCGCTAATGTAGGTCTTGCTTTTGGTGTCAATAACGGCGAGTCGGCTCTTTTCCTTCGATGCCAGTTATGTTAATCAAACGAGCATTTAAAGACCCACACACTCATTTTTGTATTCGCATGCTCAAAGAGAAATCGGGGAAGAAGAGGTTGCCATCCACAGAGACCTCCAAGGAAGTGACGTTGGATGCGCGGCATCAACAATTTGTGGACAATGTGGTGGACAAGTGTGCAACCCTTGAAGCAAAGAGAGCGGAGCGAGAGTTTGCTTTATCAAACCTGACAGAATGGAGGCAAGTCATTCACGAGACGGCACAGGGCGGTGGGCCAGGTGGGGCAGGCAGCGGCGGCAACAACACCGAAAACAAAGGCAGCTACAACACGGCCTGGTCCAGCAATCTGTACTGGAGCGACCAATACCAGACCCTCAACAAAGTCATACAGCGCCTCGAGAGCGCCGAGGAGGAAATTGAGTACTACGAGAACACCGGCGAGATTCTGTTCGAGTACTACAACTTGTTGGACAAGCAAGACGCCTGCATGGCGCCGCCCGTCCTTCAGCCCACCATGCCGTCTTCGCGTGCACCGCTGCGGGGTCGCAAGAAGCACAACGTGGTCGTGGCGACTCGCAGCATTCTCGAGGCACTCACGGGCGTCGCGCCGGCGGCCGCCAACGAGTCGCCCTATCAAGACACAAACACGTCCTTCACCGCGCGCACAGCAGAGGCGCCCAATCCGGACCGCCAACTCGGCGACCGTGAGCGGCCGCAAGGTGACAAGCGGGCCCTCGTGGAGGCCTATCTGTCGCGTGTGGACCCGACGTTCGTGCCGTCCAACGACTCGAGCGCCGCCATAGGGTGCTGCCCCGATTGCAAAATACCGTTCATGACGTATTTGCAAGAGGGCATCATGGTGTGCACCGAGTGTGGGCACCAAGAAATCATGCTCGTGGAGCAAAACAAGCCCATACACCGACAACCGACGAAAGAGACCAGCCACTTCTCGTACAAGCGCATTAATCACTTCAACGAGTGGCTTTCGCAATGCCAAGGGCAAGAGAGCACCGACATTAGTGACGAGATATTCGAGCGGATTCTCGCCGAGATACGCAAAGAAAAGATAGATGTGACGCGCATGACCTATTACAAGATACGCGAGATTCTGAAGAAACTCAAACTGAACAAGTACTATGAACATGGACACTACATCATTTATCGGATAAATGGCATTCCGGCGCCCAAGTTTAGCCAGGAGCTCGAAGAAAAGTTAAGAAGTATGTTCAAAGACATACAGGCGCCGTTTCTAAAGCACTGTCCTATACATAGAAGTAACTTTCTATCATATTCATTCGTTTTGCATAAGTTTCTTCAGCTACTTGGCAAAGACGAGTTTCTCAATCACTTTACACTTCTAAAAAGTAGAGAAAAACTGCACCAACAGGACTTGGTTTGGAGAAAAATATGCGACGAACTCGGCTGGCAGTTCATCCAAAGTGTATAGAAGTAACTTTCGACTTCACTCGTCCACTTCAGCATCAAGCCCCCTCGCCATCAACCTCCTCGGCGTCGGCCTCCTCGGCATCGACAATGCGATACATGTAGCCATTCACAGTTCGCTTGGTCGAGATGGCCAAGCTCATAGAAGGCACCGACATCCCGCACTCGTGTGCGGCGTGAGTAATCGAATCGAACGTCTCAATCACCTCCTTGGACGCCGCATTTACTTGTTCAACCGCCTTGCGTTTTTTCGTCTTTGAGTTGCGGCCAACCGCCTCGGCGCCCTTCAAACAGACGCCGAAATACCCAGCTGAAAGATGCACAGCGGAGCCCGTGTGAACCATCGTCGAAAAGCACTCCTTCTTGAAGAAAGTCCGCAGCTGTTTTTTATCACCCGACGTCAATTGATAGTCGGGTGAGCCCTTCCCTTTCATCCACTCCGTGAACTTCTCGTGCAGCTGTTTGATGGCCATGCGTCCAGTCACTTGTCGCACGCAGTTTTGATTGACAAACTCCTGAAGGACGGCCGACGTCCCGTTCATGTCGAAGGGCGGTAGGGGAATCATGCGAAGACCAGCATATGCAACGACGCTCTCGCCCGTCCCGGGAGTGAATAGCTGGGTTTTCTTGAACGTGTGCGTCTTGAGAAACGTCTTTAACTCAGCACAAGCAGTCTTGGACGTCTCTCGGTTCCAAAGACGGTAACGTGCGACAATCTCGACAAAGGGCGTCGCTGCGTTCTTCGCCGCCTCAGCGTCCTTTGCCGTCTTACTCGTGTCCACCGTCTCAAAGCACTCCTTAAAGAACTTTTCGATACGAGCGTCTTGGTTTTGGCGTCTTGGCGCATCAATCTTATTTTGCCATTCATCGACCATGCTCTTAAGGACGTCGAGCTCAATATGCAATAAGTTTGAACCCGTAATGCGTTCAGATGATAGCTGATGGATGAGCACAGTTAAAAGAACTTTAGCGTCCGAACAAGAACGCTTGTACACTGTGTCGGTGTCATCTGTTTCCGTCAACCGAAACACATTTTCGAGTTCTTTGCACTTCACGATGTAAACGTATTGTTCAGCCATTTGCAACAGAATGAGGTAATGGTGGAGATGGTGAGCGTTCTTCATTTTTTAATGCCTGCGTCGCAAGCGGTGCTTGGCCCAACAACATTTATTTTTTGGCCGGGCCACTTCGACCAATTCGCTTTCCTCCAGCAAACCCGAGCGTAGCCAATCGGTCTACATATGCCCGCGGGAAAGGCGGGTTCGTAATCCGGGAAATCAAGTTTTCTCTCAAAAGAGCGTATTCGGCGCTTGTCAGTGTGTCCACCTTTGGCATTTTCTTCTGCCGAGAGACGGATATACGACCAGTTGACAATGTGGGCGATAAGAGCCGATTGTCATGCACATAGATGCTACGCTTCCGGGTTGCTTCACCTACATCACGTTTAACAGTAGCAATAGGCGTTGGCGTTGGCGTTGGCGTTGGTATTGGCATCTTTTGTGGAGACGGTGTCTTTTGCTTTTGAACAACTGGTTGAACCTTCGGCTTGTTAGACCGGAAGAACGTATCAATGCGGCGTTGCCCTTTAGGGACAACACTTGACACAATCTTCGAAGGCGACCGGCCCGGCGGCGAAGAAGAACGGTCCGACTTTTGACTCGACATACTAATGATAGAGCCGTCTTTTCTTTTCTCTACATCACATGTGAATCAATCAAAATACGCATTTCTACACCGACCCCGTCACATTTATCAGCCCACGACAACTTTTACGTACAGTAAAAAGAAGAGGAGGACCGCCTGAGAAGCATGGCGCTCACATGCCTAGAGAGCGACGTGGTCAAGCTGCGCCCCGAACAAAAGGCCGTCGCGTCCTATCTGCTTGACAACCACGGCATTCTTGCCATTCACAGCACAGGCACCGGAAAGACGCTCACATCTGCGGCCGCCGCGGCGTGCCTGGTCATGTCCGGGCAGGTCGAGCACGTGGTCGTCCTTGCAAAAAAGTCCGCGCTCTCGCAGTTTGAAGCCGAGGTCCGACGTTACTGGGGCAACCGCGCCACCATCCCCCAAGACGCCCTCATATGTACGACCCACCAACAGTTCTTTACCAAGAACGCCAAAGACGTTATACCGTCCAAGACGTTCATGATAGTCGACGAGGCCCACGAATTCACCAATCCGCTCGCCGCCGGCACCAAACGCATCCTGAAGTTTTCGCAAGCATGCCACCGCATTCTCCTCCTAACGGCCACGCCCATTGTTAACACGTCCTACGACCTCGCGCCTCTCATCGCCATGGTCCGCGGAGAACCCGTGTTGGCCCGCGCGGCCTTCGAAGAGATGCTCGCAAAACCTTCAGCCTTCAAAAAGTTCTTCAAGGGCGCCGTTCACGTCAACATGATAGACAAAAACACCGACCCGCACTACCCGCACGTCAAGGTGCATCAAGTGGCGATTCCCATGGGACCGTCCACCGCAAAGCAATACGCCGTAGAGGCGAAGAAACACATGCCGTTCGACATCAACCTGCGGCAACTCTCACTCGGTCATGGTGAGTGTGAAAAGTGCGCATGGCTGATGCAGCACATAAAATCATGGATTGCCCGCGGCGAAGGCAAGATTCTCATTTACACGGCCTTCCTAGGACGGGGCAGCGTCCTTCTCACCAAGCTCCTCAAAGAGAGCGGCATCAACACACTTCTCATAGACAGCAAGGCCAACGGCGGCGTTCGCCATAAAGCCGCGCTTTTGTTCAACAAAAACACCGAGCCCGATGCGGACGAAGAACGTGACTTGCGTGCCCTCGTGAAGTCGCAGTCGAGAACGAAAGTGGGGACGCGGTGCGGCGAGGACAACGTCATGCTCGTGCGGGAAAGCGAGCCCGTCCCTCCCCAAAAGGGCGAAAAGCTGGGCTTTAAGTTTTCATGGGAGTCGCCGGACGGCAAGCCGAAAAAGCTCAGCACAGCCGAGCAGGCCTACGTTGACAAGCTCGTCACACTCTTTTTCCCCCGCGGCGCCAGGGGCGCGCGGGCAACCGGGCGCGTCGCTTCTCGGCGCGTCCGTTTGAACCGGGCAGCTGGCGCCCACACCTTTTGCGCGGCCGCAGCCGCGTGGCCCGC